TACCCTGCTTTTTACAACATAACTTATATTACGTGGTATTCCGCCCTCGTTCGAGGTTGCTCCCCTTGGGGCACCTTGAAAAACAGCGGATTATTTTCGCTCACAATCAGTATGCAAGCTTCAATCTTTATTGTGGCGAGCGGCACAGGTACAGACGCATAGACTACCTGCGGACAGAGCGGGAACCATAGAGGGAGGTGAGATTACCCCGTGCTGTCCGTCAAAGCGATAATATCAAAGGTACGAGCGGCAAACTCACTGCCTGGTGTGGCATTGGTAAAGCTAATCGCGGAGACCCCTGATAAAGTTTGACCGAAATTACCCGATCCACTGGGTAAATGTGGACTGCTGGGGGAATTGGTTTGGGCAGCCTTGTCAACTGCCGCCGCCATCTGTTGGCTTGTAGGCGCCTCATACCACAGGCGGGCTTGCATACTCCCAGTGCCGGGGGAGAGCAGTAGGGCGGTCCTGCCGCCTGATAATACGGCACCTTTTGTTATATTCCTGAATCTATGACTCAACTTTTCAAAGCAGACATAACCCTCTAACCAGCAGAAGCTTCACACTTTGTTCTGCTCCACCAAACGGGTGCGTCTGCGAATCGTTTGCATACCATGCGTCTATATGGTACAGCGGTTTTTAGGCTGAGTTTACGGATTTAGGATATTGGGGGTTGGGATAGCCCGCGCGGACCATTCCTTTGCAAAAGCGGAGGCAATCAAGGTCCGTGCCGGCGTTCCAACCCCAACTGATGCATATTGCGCTGAGGTTTTAGGAGGTGAGCACATGGATATGGAGAAGCTGACACCGGAAAAAATCACCGCCATGCAGAATGTGGACATTCGCACGGTCGATCCCGCAATGCTGCGGGATATTCGTGATGTAAAGGTCAATGCGGAGCTGCCTAAGCGTGAACGAATCCTTGACTACATCCGGCAGATTGGAAATCCCTACTGCTATCGTCATGGCAAATATGTGGTAAAGGTCAGCTACACCCAGACGGATGTTACTCTGGAGGAACGGCTTTTGGCCTATTTGCGCTCCAAATGCTGATTTGCCTGATGGAAAATTTACCACAGGCGTACTGAATGCGTACTGAGAAAGGCGGCGAAGCGTGGCAGGATATGCTCTGCCAATGGCGTTTCGTCATTTTTCATGCGCATTCCAAATTTTTCGCAAAACACTCTGGACAACGCCAAAGCGCTGTGTTAAAATACGCAGGAAAGCAAATAGAATACCAACGCTCCCTTAATTGTCAGGGCTGATGTGTTTTGCGGGAATCCTTGACAGTTAGGAGAGTCCAATATGGGTGAAATTACCATTCAGACACAGGTATGGAATACCTGCGGCTATGTGCGCCTGTCCCGCGAGGACGGCGACAAGGAGGAAAGCAACAGCGTCACGGGTCAGAAGGACTTGATCCGCGACTACTTCAAGCGGCATCCGGAACTCCGGGAGTGCGGCATGAAGGTGGATGACGGCTACACCGGCTCCAATTTTGACCGTCCGGGCTTTCAAGAGATGATGGCCGAGGTCAAGGCTGGCAAGATTAACTGCATTGTGGTCAAGGACTTGTCCCGTTTCGGGCGGGAGCACCTTGACGCTGGGGAGTATATCGAAAAGATTTTTCCCTTCCTTGGTGTGCGTTTTATCGCCATCAACGACCACTATGACAGTCTGCACAGCAATGTGGAGTCCGATGAGCTGGTAATCCCGTTCAAAAATCTCATAAACGAGGCATACTGCAGAGATTCCTCAATTAAGATTCGGAGCCAGCTTGAAATCAAACGCAAACGCGGAGATTTCATTGGCTCTTTTGCTGTTTTCGGCTACAGGAAGGACCCGGAGGATCATCACCGCCTGCTGGTGGATGACTACGCTGCCGGGGTGGTGCGCGACATCTTCCAGTGGAAGTTGGAGGGCATCAGCGCGGGAGATATTGCGGACCAGCTGAACGAGACAGGCATTCCCACCCCGCTGGACTACAAGAAGTCCCAGGGGCTGCGGGCGTATACCCCGTTTCGGTCAAAGTCAGAATCTACGTGGAGTGCCGGGATGATCCTGCGCATCTTGAAAAATCCCGCCTACATCGGCGTCTTGGAGCAGGGGCGCGTCACCACGCCCAGCTACAAGGTCAAGAAGCTGGTGCATAAGCCCCAGGAGGACTGGGACGTTGTCCCCAACCACCATGAGGCTATCGTTGATCCCTTTGATTTTGAGACCGTCCAGCGGGTGCTGGCCCTGGATACCCGCGCCAGTGTGAGCGGCAAGGCTGTGGAGCTGTTTTCCGGTATGGTGCTGTGCGGGGAGTGCGGGTCGGCGATGATACGCAAGACTGTCCCCTCCGGACGGAAGAAGTATGTGTACTACGTCTGCGCCGCGCACAAGAATGACAAAACCTGTTATGGACATTCTATTCGGGATACGGCGCTGGAAGAGATTGTGCTGGAATCCACCAAGCAGCACATTGAGGATGTGGTGGGGCTTGCCAGTATGCTAGACCTGGCTGGTGCCGCCCAGCTTCAACAGGCAAACGTCAAGAAGCTGAAAGAGCGCCTGGAGAGGAAGCAGGCGGAGATCGACCGCTGCCAAACCCTCCTGCGCTCCCTTTACGAAAGCCTGACGGACGGCATCATTGACCGTGAGGAGTACCACGACTTAAAAAGGACCTATACCCGCCGGCGTGAAGAAGCGGAAGCACAGGCGGAGGCGCTTCAGCAGCAAATGAGCAAGGAGCTGGACTCTGACCGGGGCTGGATCAAACAGTTCCGTAAGCACCAGGGCATCACGGCTCTGGACCGCTCCATTGTGGTATCCCTCGTTGAGCGCATTGTGATCTACCGGGACCGCCGTGTTGAGGTCATATTCCGCTGGCACGATGAGTTTCAGCACCACCTGGAGCTGTTGGCGCAAGCCCAAGAGCTGGCCTCCGAAAAGGAGGCAGGCTGATATGGCAAGGCCGAAACGCAAGGGCGGTGCTGTTCAGCGGCAAACTGCCCCGGAAACTCCCAAGCAGCGCGTTTACAATGCTGGCGGCTATATTCGGCTCTCCGTTGAGGACAGCGGACACCCCGGCGCCGAAACCATTGAAATGCAGCGGTCTATGGTGCTGAGCTACATTGAGGCCCAGCCGGATATGCGGTTTTGCGAGCTGTTCTGCGACAACGGGCGGACCGGCACGAACTTTGAGCGTCCGGGCTTTGAGGCCCTGATGGAAAAGGTGCGGACGGGGAAAATCGACTGCATCGTGGTCAAAGACCTGTCCCGTTTCGGGCGGAACTACCTGGAGGCGGACAATTACCTGGAGCGCATCTTCCCCTTCCTGGATGTGCGCTTTGTTGCGATCAACGACCACTACGATACCCTGACTGCTGCCAGGTCAAATGATGGCCTGCTCGTTTCGTTGAAGAACGTCGTAAATTCTGCCTATAGCAAGGACATATCAAAAAAGTCCAGCTCAGCCCTGACAACAAAACGCCAAAAGGGGGAGTTTATTGGCGCGTTCGCTCCCTATGGGTATCGGAAGAGCCCCGCGGATAACCACAAGCTTGAAATCAATGAGGAAACCGCCCCAATCGTGCGTATGATTTTTCAATGGCGGCGTTCGGGTACAAGCCTTCTCCAGATTGTCCGGCAGCTGAACAGCCAAGGCATACCGTCCCCGGCCCGATACCATTATTTGCAGGGGGAGTTGAAAAGCGAGCGCCTTGCCAATTCGCAATGGCACTCCGCCATGGTCAAGAAACTGCTTTCCAATCAGGCCTATCTTGGCCATATGGTGCAAGGCAAAAGCCGGAATAATTTTGCCGTGGGCAAAAAGATGTGTGCCTGCCCGGAGTCCGAGTGGATTATCGTTCCCAATACGCACGAACCTATTATCGACGAGGAGACCTTCCGCATTGTCCAGGAGATGCGGGAAAAGTGTCGTGCAACTTTTCAAGAGCGGGCAGGGAAGTTTGACAGTCTGGGCAAGATACCAAACATTCTCCATGGTCTGGTTTTCTGCTCGGACTGCAAGCGGCCCATGATCCGCTACAAGAATGTGAGTGAAAAATGCGGACACCGTTATTATTCCTTCATTTGCCTGACGCATTCTGAGGACCCGGCCTCCTGCCCCAAGAAGAACCTCCGTGAGACGGAACTGATAGAAATCCTTTGGGATACCCTTCAGCGGGAAATCGCTTTGGCTGAGGAGGTGGAAAAGCTGGTGCGCCAGCACAGCCATTCCCCGAAGGTGAAGAGCCTTGAAGATGCCATGCGCCGGGAGATCGCCGCCGCCCAACAGGCCCGTGACCGGGCGGAAATGCTGCATGACAGTTTGTACCAGAACTACATCGACCATCTTATGGCCGAGAAAGAGTACATGGAGATGAAGGGACAGTACAAGGCTGACATGGCACGTGCGCAGGAGCAGTTGGAAAACGCAGCACAGCGGCTCCAGGAGAGTAAAGACCGGGCCGAGCACAACCCCTGGCTGACCTCCTTTGGGCAGTATCGCGGCGAAGCCGAGCTGACCGATGCCATGGCCCACGCGCTGATTGAGCGGATCGAGGTGGACGCGGAGAATCATGTTTCCATCGTTCTGCGCTACCGGGATGCGTACAAAAGTCTGGTGCATATGTTGGAGGACGGCGGAGAGGCGGTGCCGGTGTGAACGGCTACGTTGTCGCCAAATATCTGCGTCTTTCCTCTGAGGACACAGACCTGAAGTCTTCCGCCAAGCTGGAATCCAACAGTATCTCCAATCAAAGGGATTTGTTGGACACTCACATCGGTAAAATCCCGGAGTTTGCCGGAGCCATGGTGGTTGAGTTTTGCGATGATGGCTGGAGCGGCAAAAACTTTGAGCGGCCCGCCGTCCAAAAGATGCTTGCCCAGGTGAGGCAGGGACACGTCCAGTGCATTGTTGTAAAAGATCTGTCCCGATTTGGACGCGACTATCTGACTGTCGGCAACTATCTTTCCCGCATTTTTCCCTTCCTTGGGGTTCGGTTTATTGCCGTCAACGATGGATATGACAGTATCCGCCCGCTGGATGTGGACAGCCTGGAGACGTCCTTCAAGGCTCTTATTTATGACCTTTACAGCCGGGATCTTTCACGCAAGGTGCGCAGCTCGGCAAGGCTTCGGGCGCAGCGCGGCGACTACATCGGGGCCTTTGCCCCGTATGGCTTCGTAAAAGATCCCAACAGGAAAGGCCGCTTGCTCATCGACCCTCCGGCGGCGGAAGTGGTGCGCCGTATCTTCCGCATGATGGGCAATGGGAACTCTACCCTTCAGATCGCCAGGGCACTGAACAGGGAAGGAATACCGACACCGATGCTCTACAAGCTGGCGGTCTTCGGTACCTACACAGTGCACAACCACTGCAGCGACATAAACTTTTGGACAGACACCGAAGTTGGAAGAATCATCCGCGATGAGCGCTATGTTGGCAGAGCTGTCTCCGGCAAGCGATTTTATGACCAGATTGGGAAAACCCACACCATTAAGGTCAGCCGGAAGGATTGGATTGTGGTAGCTGATGCGCACGAACCGATTGTGACGCAGGAAGAGTTCGACCGTGCCCAGGCTAATATGAGGGAGTTCAAGAAACGCAACAGCGGTTTCCCTTCTCATATCATGCTCAATAAGGTGTTCTGCGGCATCTGCGGGCATAGGATGTATCGGAAGCCTACCATGCACCCTTATTACTTTTGCCGCACATCAAAACTCACAGATGCTTTCCCTTGTCGAACAGATCGGATTGAGGAAGAAGAAATCTTCTCGGTGCTTTTGGCGGATCTTCGCGTACAAGCAGCCCTTGCGGTGAATTTGGCCAACGTGTGGAAGGAGCGACAGCAAGGGCAAAAGCAAGATGCCTCTGCAATACAAAAAAGGCTGACCGAGGTGCGGGAAACTCTCAGACAGCAGAAGGGTCAGGCCAGGACTCTCTATGAATCCTATGTGGTGGGTGAGATCAGCAAGAGTATCTACCTTGAACAGAAAACCGCTTTACAAAAGCAAGGTGATTCGCTCACTGCCCAAGCTGCCAGTTTGGAGGCAGCGCTGGAAAACTGCGGAGCGGACGGCGAATTACGAAACGGTTTTGTGGACAGCTTTCAGCAGTACGTAGAAGTCCAGGAGCTGACAGAGAAAATCGTGGCTGACACACTGAAAGCAGTATACATCTATCCTGACCATCAAATTGAAATCGTTTGGGACC